AAGACGACATCACTGCTCTCGGTGAATCTGACAGTATGATGCTTGCCTTAATGGAAGTGCTCAGTCCTCCTGAACCTGTTCCTCTGCCTGGTAGATATTACACTTTCATTTACAAAGCAAAGACTCCCAGAATTGAATATGACACCTTTCCTCTGATTGCTTGTTTGGAAGTTTATGAATGGGGATTCCGTGGTGTAAATTATCACTGGGGTGACTTCAGAAATTATGACTGGGAAGAAGTTCAAAGTCTTTTCTATCTGGTTTATCCAGCAGAACTCAGTGATATGAGGTCCATTCCATATCAAAACTTCACCATAAATAACTAAAAATGTGCCAACGTAATGGCTGAAGTAAAATCAACCACGATTTGGAACAACCTCAGAGTCGATGAATATGTTGACACTGATAATGGTTCCGTAGAAATTACACAGAGAAGTGGTATCGAGAAGGGTCGGCTTCTGGCATCTGCCGATAATTATGTTTGGACCATTGATAACCAACCTCTTTTCCTTCAACTCTATAACAGTCGTCAAGGTTCTCAAACACAGAGACTGACATCTGATGAGTTTGAACGCCAGTTCTACACAGAAGCTGTTCCTATCTTTAATGATGACAGAGCAAGAATTCTTCTTGACAAAGGAAACTTCGATGGAACATTGGACTGGGAGAAGAAGAACCTAGCATTCTTTCAAAGTCGTGTTCCTGGTACTCAAAACCCAACTACAGGTCAACTGGTAAATGGTGACGGAGATGTTACCGATAGTAATCCCTACGCCTATGACATCGACGAGAACCAGGGTGAGATAACTGGAGGAGTTGGTCGTTCTAACGTCACAGGCAATGGTTCAGGTAACTTACCAAACAATGGTTCCACTTATCGACTTCCCAACGAAGGTGTGCGGGCCACATTGAAAGCTGTTCCAGACGACAGAGTAAGTGGTAGGTCTTCCACTAGGTCCTCTGGGGTGCCAGGGACTTCAAGGTCAATGAGACTGACATATCCTGAATCCAATCTCGGTCAGTTTGGTTATGATTATATCTCATTTACTGCTCATAAGTATTCAGCAGAGGGCAGACAACTCACCAGCGCTGGTGGGTCATCAGAACAACGACTTGGGGCACCTCAGGGAACGGTTCAACTTCCAATGCAACCTAACCTAGAAGAAACACACTCTGTCGATTGGGGTGGTGACAGTCTCAACATGATCTATGCAGAACTGGCTCAAGCTGCCATGGGAGCCATCACGGATCTGTCAAACTTCGATATAATTGGAGGAGCTCAAAATCTTCTCGATAATGTTGGAAAATCAGCTCAGAAGATCCTTTCGGAACCAAACAATGAAGCTTTCCTGAAAGCTTACTTTGCTGGACAGGCCGTGGGAGCAAACATCACAGCTCGTTCAACAGGAACTGTCATTAACCCCAACCTTGAACTTCTGTTTAATGGTCCTAAGTTAAGAACGTTTAGTTTCAATTTTAAACTCACACCCAGAAGCCAAAGCGAAGCACAAACATGTAAAGAGATCATCTCTTTCTTCAAGAAAAACATGGCACCAGCTTATTCTGATCAAGGATTATTTCTCTATACTCCTAACATCTTTAAGTTGGAATATATTAGTAATGATGGACCACATCCATACATGAATAAGATTAAACCATGTGCTTTGATGAATTGTCGTGTCAATTACACACCAGATAATGTCTATATGACTTATGTGGATGGTTCCATGACATCCTATTCAATTAACATGCAGTTTGGAGAACTTGATCCAATTTATGCACAAGATTACGAAAACGCTGGAGGCACTGGATACTAATGGCTAAGAAGTATTTCCGTTACGTTCCAGACTTCGACTACGTTAGTCGTCTTCCTGGTACCAAGAACATCAATGATTATGTTGAGGTCAAGAATCTTTTCAGAAGAGGTCGAATTCGTCCAGACATCTTTGATGACCTACAGTTCTTCAACAAGTATAAGGTAATTGGTGATGAGAGACCTGATGAGGTTGCTTATAAAATCTACAATGATGAGAATCTCGATTGGTTAGTTATGTTGTCTAACAACATTGTGAATCCTGAGAACGAGTGGCCTCTGTCTCAACAATCATTTGATAACTATCTTGTGAATAAGTATGGATCAGAAGACAACATCTATGCTGTTCATCATTATGAGACCAGAGAAGTAAGAGATTCTCTTGGTAACCTTATCTTTCCAGCAGGTAAGGAAGTCTCACGAAACTTCAGTATCACTTACTTTGATCGTGGATTGGGAACAGAAACAATATCCACACAAATCACAGATGAATACACCAACTGGGATTATGAATCCAAACTTCAGGACGACAGAAGAAACATCTATGTTCTGAAGAACTTCTATGTTGGTCTTATCATTGATGACATGGAGAACATCATGCCTTATCCTTCTGGGTCTTCGCAATATGAATCCCCCAGTCGAGTGAAGGGTGATGATATCCGCTTATTCCAGTAAGAATAAAAAGGTAATAGAGCATAAAAAATGCCTGGAGAATTTTTCCCCCAGGCATGGAATTAAAAGTTGAATTTCAGATCAGTCCCCTGCAAGCCTAGCAAAATATTGCATGGGGTCTTCTTCATCAACACCACTTTCAACTGGGGTGTCTTCAACCACTTCCCTCTTAGCAGAAGCCTCAAGTTTCCTCAACACTTCTTCCTCAGAAATGCGAGGTTCCACAGACTCAGCCACAGGCTCATCTTCAATGGGACGAGATGGCTTGTTCTTATTGCCAAGAACAGCATCCAGACGCTTCTTCAGGTCATCATAAGACTTGAATTTATCAGGTGCGATAATTTCCTGAAGGGAACTTTCTTTCTTCCAGATGGCTTCCATTGCCTCATCGTCATCCAACAGAGCACTTGGCTTGTCGAATTCAGAGTTGTCATAATTCCAGTAACCAGCAACCTTCTTAAGCTTCAGTTTGAAGTTTGCACCCTGCCAGAAATCAAAGGGGTTGATGGGTTCTTCATCCTCAAACTCAGGTTGCATCACTTCCATGATCTTATCAAAGATCTTCTTACCAAACCTGTAAAGGAAAACCTTACCCTCATTCTGAGGATTGGCTGGATCCTTCACCACATAGATGTTGGAATAGAAGGAAAGCTTACGCTTCTGTTTCCGAACAGTCTCCTTATCTGCATCGTTACCACTGTTCCACAGTTCGCGGTTCAGTTCTCCAAGAGGATCATTCTGACCCAGAGTGGTCAAGGAGTTCTCAATGTACCATCCACCAGGACCTTGGAAGGCATGAGAGAATAGTTTCACCCAAGGGAGGTCCTCTCCATCAGGTGCAGGAAGGAAGCGAATGACGGCATAACCGACACCATCCTTACCCATCTCTGGTTTCCAAAGACGTTCGTCTTGGTTACTCCCACCTCCTCCATTCATTTTCTCCACTTCCTTCACCAGTTTCTTGGTGAGGTCGCCCAGTGAGGACTGCTTCTTAAGTTTATCAAAACTCATTTGTATTCTCCGTATTGTTTGTATTCGTTGTGTGTTTGTGTGTTATTCGAGCTCCTCTATGATTTTATCAAGAGTTTCTTGCATTGTTTGAAGAGATGTCATGAGATTCTCACCATCAGAGAGAATACCTAGATCCCTTGCGGAATCTTCAAGATATTTCTTTTGATCTTTAGCTCCATCATCATCAGACAAACTAAGTCTGGTGTAATAAGTCTGTTGTTTTGTAAGAAGTTCCTTCAACTTTTTGATATGTTGAATCTTTTCATTCATCGGCATTGAGAATAGATGAATGGATCCTTCCATCACCTCATCCTGAAGATCTTGAATGTCCAGAATCTCTTTTCTTACAATCTCAGAATCAAAGAATTTCATTCTTCTCCTTCGGAATCAACAACTTCCTCATCACTCTCAAGAATTTGCTGAAGAACATCAACTGCACCACATACTCTAAGATAGTTCTGCTTTAGAACTTCAACCTGCGCCAGTTGTTGCTCCATCTCTACCTTCTGTTTCAGAAGGTTTTCCAGAGCAGTTTTATTATCAAGTGCCATTTAATACCATCTCCTTTAATAGTTTTTTATAGTGAAACATGTCAATATTTAGAAAGGTTTCATACTTTTTAATTCTCATAGAGAGAAACTCCCATACTGGATCCGACAATCTCTTATCGAGATCCTTTCTGTAGTTGAGAATCTTATCCAGAATAACAAGAGACTCAAGTGAAAGATTATTTGATAGATACTCCTTCACAATCAACGGGTGACCTTTCTCTGTGGAGAAGATTGAATCAAACTTCTTTCCACTCAGAAGAGTTTCCATCTCACCCTTAAAGAAATAAGAGAGTGACTGAACTCTTCTTCTCCATTGATTATAACATTCATCTCCATCCTTTACAATCTTTCCAATCCAAAGAGTCTGTGGATCATCACAACCCACAAAGTTAGACACAAAGAAATCAATGACCTGTTGATCATCCTTCTGACGACTCAATTTCTCAAAGAAAAATCTGTCCTTGCGTTTGTAGAATGATTGAAGTGATGCACGAGACTTGCCACCATACCTATGGTAATCGTACTTTTCTTTAGTGAAGTGTTGTTTAAGAGAAAGATATTGCTTATAAGTTTCGAAAGGTGACACTTTAGGAATCACAGGGGCAACTTGGCACGAGATGTTTTCTTCAGCATGTTCAACTCCATGGCTTCTGCCTTAAGTCTCTCTTTTAGAGGCTTCGACATCAACTTGGGAACTGATTCAATTTCAATTGAGTTCTTCTCACAGAAGAAAACAATTGCTTCCATGTATCTCATATCTTTATTCTCTGAGACAATCTTCTCTATCTCTTGAGCAAACTTTTGAGGGCAATAGAACTTACTCTCAAGAATCTTCTCCAGGTTGTCATTTGAATCAGACATATTCTTGGATCTTGGATTCAATAAAATCTCTAATATATTGACCGAGGAGTTTAATATACTTGGCCTTATCATACTCTTGATAAACAACAACGTCACCATCTTCACATGACATTATTATAACAAACTTATCAATGATTTGTCCAGTCATTTCATACAACATACAAGCATAAGCTGCACATTGAACAAAGTAACCGTCAATCCATTCTCTTGGCTTTGCTCTTCCACTGGTCTTGAAGTCAATGATTGCTAGTTCATTATCAAACTCAGCGATACAATCAACAGTTCCAGCAACACCTAACTCCAAACTGAAAAGAGATTGTTCCAGAGCATGAATGTTATTGATGCGTTTTAACTCAGGTTTAGCCTGCTTGAATAAGAACTCAGAGAGTGGTTGAACACTTGGGAGTTCTTCATTCTTCAGGTAATGTTCCACCAGTGTGTGCATGTCAGTGCCACGACTGGTTGCCTTACGCGTAATCTTGTTGGCCTCTTCTTCACCAACGCGTTGTCTCCACTCACGAAACTTCTCGCGATTAAAGTGACTGATGACAGAAGTTATTGAAACTAATTTACGAGGAGTGTCGGAGCCAGGAACTGTGTAATACCTGACCCCGTCAATCGTCTCCCTTTCAAGTGTTTCATAATCATTGGGGAGATGTTCAAACATTAAAGACCACACTCAAGTTTTGCAATGATGTATTCCTTGACCAATCCAGAACGACAGATGTCTTCTGCTTCAAACTCAACCATATCAAATGATTGCATGTTCTTCAGAATCTTCATAAAATCAACGATTCCGTTCCTCTCATTGGTCTTCACCAAGTCAGTCTGTGTGGCATCTCCACAGAACATAATCTTGGAGTTGGTACCAACTCTTGTGATCATTGAATCAAGTTCGTGGAAGTTTAGATTCTGAAACTCATCAACAAGGATGATCGCATTGTCTAGTGTTGTTCCACGAATGAATGAGGTGCTCCAGAAACTGATCGTCCCTTGAGCTTTTAAGTTAGCGTACAACATCTCAAAGGATGAGTCGTCTGGCATCTCAAACATATACTTCACCATATTCTTATATGGAATTTGGTAAAGGGAGGATTTATCTTCATGGTCTCCGGGAAGGAAACCAATCTCTCTTGTCGCTACCAAAGATCTGACAATGTAGATCTTTTCGTATGGAGTTTTATCACTGAGAACATCCATCAGAGCATTATAAAGAGTGATGAACGTTTTACCAGTGCCCGCAACCCCATAAGCAACCATGTTCTGATTCAGCTTATAGGATTTAAAGAACTCTTCTTGGTTCTCTGTTAGGGGCTCAATTTTGTGGATGTAGTCAAGATTAATTGGCTTCTTGCGCTTCATCGTCCGATTGCTCATCCCAAAGGGGACAGGATTTTCTCTGTGCTTTCGTGACATTCTGTTACTTCAATGGTTTTACTCTAGACCTGGGCGCTTTAGACGCCTTGTGGAGGACATCATTCCAACCTGGATGTGTCTTCTTTAGTCTGTCGGACCAATGACCCAATTCAACACAACCAGGAGCTGTGCTGGGATCACTGTAGTCCCGTGTCCAATCAGGGTTGTCAGATTTCCACTGATCCCATTCATGAACACTCATTCTTACTTCTTTTTGTTCACCTGTTTTGGTGTTAACTACTGGATATGAGGCCATTAAATTATAACATAATAATCTTATTTATTTTCATCAATCCAACCCAGAGCACCAGCAATTACAGGAAACTCTTGACAGAAGATGTCACGACATGCGTTAGCAATCTCCATGTGTTCTTTCTGTGTTCCGTGTCCGGATCTCAGATTGATGTAATGAATCCATGATCGAATTGAGCCGCTCATATACATTCTGGTGGGAACTGCCAGAGGGAGAACAAACCTTGCGCACTCTTTTGCGACTCCTTCATCCAACATATTCTGGTAAAGATTCACAGCAGAACTGAATAGGGTATTCATCTGCCTCTCAAACCTTTCCACAATCTCAGGATCCAGTGCTCCCTCAATAGAGTTCTGGCGATTCTTTTCATCCTGACCACGAAGTTCTGGAAGTTCAATGTTTCCCAAGAAACTGGCATCAGCATAACGCTGAGAAAACTCCTGGAATGTGAAGCTCCTATGTCTCAAGATCTGAGCAGCAATTCCTCTGGAGGTTTCAATCTCCAGAGTCATAAAAGCTTGCTCATAGATGCTCCAATGTTGATGCTTAATACAGTATCTCAGGAGACCTTCAAAGGATTCATTATTTTGATTCTTTGGATTAGATACTCTTGCACAATAAGCAATGTTCTTCTCAGCGTCGGGTGTGACTGAGATCAATCTCACTTTGTTTTTCATTCAATTTCTTTGCAAGTTTTCTATTCTTTTTCTCAGACAACCAACGTTGTGCATAAATCACATCTCCGTCAGTAAACATTTCTGGATGTTTGAGAATGTACTTAGCTGCTTTCTTTGATTTCATTTAACCTTGTTACTTTGAAGTAGTTTACTATACCATCAACTGATTGGTTCCCTTGTGAGATCCAATCATGAGCACATTCAAAGAGATCTCTCGTCTTGTAAGGTGCGGTATCGATTTTAACTCCACCATATTCTTTTAGAAGTCGAAGAATACATTGTGCTCTTAACGCCAAACGGTCGTCGGTGTACCTCCAATCCTTCCAAGAATGTGTTATGTCAATCATCATCGTCCTCAAAAACTTCGTCGTAGTCTGCTAACTTAACCTCAGGTTCTCGATACAAATACGACTCTACGTCCGAGTAAACTTCAGACTCTAAAGCATCAACGAGAAGCTTAAGGTTTCTGACAATTAATTTTAGTTTCTCTTTTTCCATAGATGTTCCCACTCTTCCTTACATCATAACGAAAAAAAGAGAGGCCGTCAAGACCTCTCTTCACTTCAACAGATTAACTTCCGAAACAATAATAGCCATTAAAAAAGTGGATGTTATTATGATGAAACTGATCACAGTAAATGATTCCATGATCTTTCCTCCTTGATAGGATTATTCCACCACCATGTGGGAAGAGTTGCTTATAAGATGTGCCATTTGGGCATCGTGAAGACGAGATTTCTTCAACTCAGCCTGACGAATTCTTTCCATTGGGGGAAGAATCACACGACGGTGAGACACTCCTCTGTAGGTCAGAACTGTATCGACTGTGCGAAGTTCTTTTGTATCTTCGGTGTCATAGGGCACACCACGGTAAGTAACCTTACTCATTTGTTTTCTCCTAGAAACGTGAACTGTTTTACACCTTTACCCTTTCGGGGATCCGTGTCGTCCCGTTGCTTCGGATGGCGTTTGCGTCCTGGGTGGTAACCAAGATGAACGGCTTCGTTCCGCGTCACCTTACTTGCGTTTTATAAGGATCTACCATAACGATCCATATAAAACCAACGTGTGGGGATAGAGTTTCCTCTACCCACTCACTATAACTTATTTATGTTAGGGATCCCTAACTCCTTTACAAAAGTTTAGGAATTATCAGAACCCCTCCTCGCGAGCTTCCTCGATCATCTTTGAGATGATGTCCTCAGTACCATCAAGTGTCTTAATCGTAAACAGATTAGACCTCTGATACTTCTTGAGTTTCTTATATCTTTTCAGAAGCTTATTGACTTCCTCGTTGTCCACTGGAAGATCAAACTCAACTGTTTTCTCATCCTTGAAACCACTCATGAGCGACCACCCCATTGAATGTCGGGATATGCTTGCTCCACAACTTCTCTGGTGAGTTTGTACTTAGCTCCAAGTCTCTTATCCTTCACCAGACACACAATGTCCGCTTCATTGGGATGCAGACCTTCCAGCATCTGAATGAACATGGACTCTCTGCGAGTCTTAGAGAGACTATCGTTCCCTCCCTTCACAAAGTGATAGAGGTTCTTCCACTCCTTCCTTAGAGAGGTGTGGTCGGTTCCCACAGGAACATCATTCCGATTGAAGGGAACCTCCCCATCAGGAAGAAGGGAAACGACACTGTCATCAAAGTTCCAAATAAGAACTGATGTAAGAGCATCATTACGATACTCTTTCAAAACTTCCACCTTCTTTGCTTTCGTTCTCTGTTTATGTACCAGATCCAAAACCTCAAACACAAAAGGATTAGGTGGAAGTTTAGTTTTTGTTGATGTAGCCATAGTGATAAGTGTACTTCAGTGTGTTTATTTAGGGTTCATCCATAAAATCTTCTGGGTTCTCAAACCTAACACTCATGATCTCATCGGGAATAATATTCCCATTTTGATCCAAGAATTCAGGATGCATTGGATAAAAATTAGTGATTCTTTCTTGAGCGAAACCTCGAGCGACCCATCCAACCAGTGTTCCAATAATTAGAAACGCAAATGACATGAGTCCAGCTAGCGTAAGGGTGACTGCCAACATTACTTCTCCTCCCCTTGATTCTTTTTGTTCTTGATCAAGTGAAAGTCGATAAGGAAATGAATCTCCAAACCAAAGAGTGAGATTAACTTACCAAACTTTACTTGAAATAGTTTCGATGGTTCCTTCTCCCTCCTATTTTTGTTGAGCAACAGCTCCATCCCTCGATTAGGACGGAGCGGTCGATTCTTAAGTTTATTTATGGGTTGCAGAGGACCGCCGCCTTGTTCTTCTTCTTTCATGACTAAACCTCCAAGCCCCCTCAAGAAGACCATAAAGATATTCTTTGATCTTTGTTGCCTCTGTGAAAGAAAGATGTCCGTAGGTCTCCCTCAGTTTTTTATTGCCTCCATCAACATACTCCTCCAGATCAAGAATGATGCTGTTAATGTTTGCGGCCGTTCTACTTTCAATGAAAGCTTCAGCTACAGATCTTGCTGAATTGTTATGTTGGAGACGTTCATAGGTATCCAAAGTGAACTTACCCCTAAGGGCAAACTCCACAGCCTCTTCAACTTCTCCACAAAGTGCTTCGTGTTCTAAAATCATACTAATTGTTTTTCCCTTAGGTACTTGACTGTTTCAATACAACCACCAATATGTTTATCGTTTACTGTAACTTGAGGAAACGTGGCTTTGTGTCCAAATGTGTCTTTGAATTCTGAACCAGAGAATTCTCTATCAAGTGTGTAGATAACGTGTGATTGTTCTGCTAATTCTAACACTTTTTTGACCTTTGTGCAATAGGAACATCCAGGTTTCGAGTAAACGATAAACGTCATAGTAGTATAAGCAACGGAACTGTGTATGTAAGTAATGCGATGACAAATCCCCCCACTGTGTTTATCAGTGAGGGGGACAAACTGTAAGGATCTTCTTTCATATGTTGTGATGTTTTTTGAATGCTTCCATAAATGGAATTGGTTTTGCTTTGGGGTTGTCTGGGTCCTGCCAAAGAACCACGCACCCACGTTCCTCCCAGGCTTTAGCGAGCCTTAAGGAACTGAGGTTGGTGTTTCGAAGAACTACTTTTCTTTCTCTTTTACCCATGTGATGATAATCTGTTTTGAATAGATTATAACTCTGTTCTTATTAATTTGTCAACCAGGGATGTCTTTCTCTTCCATGGTGAAGGTCTTACCCTTGATGCGAGTCTGCATCTCACCAGTGCCACCGGGTTTCATCTTACCAACCTTTCCGTCCCATCCTTTCAGGTCTTTCTTACCTGCTTTAGTTGTGGGGTGAAGTTTGGCATCAGTCTTCTTATTCTTCTGAACCAACACAGAGTCTTGGTTGTACTTGGAACCCAGTTTCTTGATTGTCTTCTTGAACTTACGCTTTCCCATCTTACCAGATGAGACAGCATAAGATGATTCTTTACTGGGTTTGTCCTGACCTGCTTCTTTATATTGACCTTCCACTTTGGTGGGGCCAGGAAGACCAGAACCACGAATGTCTTTACCGAGTTGTTTGGTGCGTGCCTTGTTTTCTTTATTAGACTTGTCACCACGTTCGGCAGACATGTAAGCGGTACCGCCCTTCTCTCCCTTTTTGACGAGACGAGATAGAGAAGACTCATCCAATTTATGATGAGCCTCCCACATAAAGTCTTCAAATCTCTTCATCGGTTTCCGACTAATTGTTTGATTATTTAGTCAGAGCTGATAGTCTGAGGTCTCATGTTGATGAGCATCTCCATCATAACCAAACTTCGCCCAATAAACATGCCAGGGTGTTATCTCCAAACATGCCTCCTTAGTTCCTGACGTGACAAGTCCTGTCCCATCTAAGAGAAAGCTGGTCCAAAGACCAAACCGAGTCTCTTCAATGTAGAACTTAGTGTCGGACTTGAGTTCGTGATAGATCTTTCGTTCTTCAGTCATGATTCTTTAATGGATGTCCATATCATAACATACCCTTTAGGAGTTGGGTAGCTTCCGAGAACCGATCCACATAGTGAATGAGTTTCATCTCATCATAAGTGAGAAACTCTGAATCCAACATCTCATTCTCTAACCAATCTCTTAGGGTTCTCCACATTCTTCCAACACAGATAACTGGCTTCTTATCCAAGTGATTAACTTGAATGAGTTGGTAGATGAGTGCCATTTCCAGAAGAGTTCCGATGCCACCAGGACTAACAACAAAAGCATCACACTGAGAGAAAGTTTCGAGTCTTGAGAAGAACTCATCGTGCTTGGTGTGTGATTGAACATATCGATTGATGGCTTCTTCAAAAGGTAAGTAGATTGCATGAGCAATGGAACACTCATGATCTTCGCCACACACACCATAAGCGCCCTTATTGGCTGCTTCCATACTGCCGGGGCCCCCACCAGTCACAATGACCCATCCATCTTGTGCAAGTTCCTTTGACATCCTCTCGACAGACTTATAAAGTCCAGAATCTGGATTGGTTCTTGCTGATCCAAAGATTGCAACCTTCTTAGGACGATTCTCTACCTCACAAATAAAGTTACCGTCTTCATTTTGAAAGCACCCTGCACTCTTAAGTCGTTTGTGCATTCCCCCTGACATATTCCTCCTTTATGTTTTGATAATATTATATCATACTCTTTTAATAATTTCCACTCTGAGAAATCCTAATGGCATAATCAATTGCTTTCTTCGCCGATTCCATTCTTGGATTCATTTCAAATAAGAGTTCATCTTGCATGTAAACCATTTCTTTTGGTTTTGCGATTAGAAACCCACAGAGGGCGTCTGAAAGTTCGGAGAAGGGATACCATCCAATTGGTTTCACAAAATATCCTCCTGCTCGACCAATGACGGTTCCCTTCCAATCAATAAACCCCAACTCTCTCATTGCACATTCTAAACGAAGACTTTCACAACCTTCTTTAATGTCCATTGTATTCGAGAGAAACTTATAAACTATTTATTTTTCTTCTCATCAAAAAAGACACTGATCCGTCCCCCAAGATAATACCAGAAAACCCCACCGGCACATAACGCAGCAAGTCCAAAGAATACAAGTGAGGCCAAATAAACTTCCTTTGCAGGAATCTCGATAAGTGTTTCCATGAAAATAAATAATTTTACTATACAGATACTATTATGAAGAAGGTACTACTCTTTGCCATGTTTGTAGTAACACTTCCTCACATTATTTCGATTCCAACACAAACTCCCACAATGAGAGGATAAAGTATTTCTTTGGGGATTGAAATCCCATTACTCTTTTTTGCCATATTCTGGAATGTCTGGTGATTCTTTATACATCTTCTCTAGATATTGACGACGACCTCTCTCGACCATTGACCTGGCCCCATCGCAATCGGGGCCATGTACTTTTTCCCAATCTTCTTCCTCGTAAGTCTTTTTAGAAGTGCTCATCGTCCTCCAAATCTTCACAATAATCCTTGAACCATTGATCGTTTCTCTTTTGTTTCCAATCCGGTACACTTCTTCCTCTTTCTGTGTACCAGGATTCAATGATCTCTGCTAATTTTACTTCTAGAATTCTTATGTTAAGCATTTTCATATCCAATCTTCATCCTCCTCTTCTTCCTTGTCTTTGTCGTCATACACTCCAGTCTGATAGGTGTGAGGTTTCAATGACTCCTCATGAACATGTTTAATCTCCCTACCGCTCTCCTCAAAAAGAAGGAGAAACTTTAGGGCAATCACCAATATCACAAGAGGTGCCAGGCAAGCAATTAATGTCACGTTCATAGTAAAGAATACAATTCAGAATGTCAGTTCTAGTATAACCGTGTCTGTAAATATTACCAACACAAAGAGACACTGCTCCATTATCTTTTACAAATTCCCCGAGAAGATCGGGTTCGTAGATACAAGCTTCTCGATTTGTTATAATTCTCAATTGAGACATAAGAAATAAAGGAGCAATAATTTCAATCATTATTGTCTAAACTCTTTCAGATAGTCTAACACTTTGTCCAAATATTTGTTGGCGAGACCTTTATGTTCTACCATAGTTTTTTCATCATGTAATTCATTCTTAAGATCATAAAGTTTGGAAAGCATTTGAACTTTATCAAGTCTACCTGTGGCCATGATCAAAACTCCTGTCTGTCAATAAATTTTCTTCTCTTTTCCCAAGAGTCCTTATTCTCATACACCTCTCCTTTTTTGTAAGCAGGATTGATACACTGAGGATCATTTATTTGATTACAAACCAAATTATGTAAGACCTGTTCATCACCTTGACAACCAGTTCCAGACCAAATGTGTTTGTCATTGATCCAAATTGCCTTACATCTAGGACATTCCTTTCTTGAAAGAGAGAGGTCTGATGTTTCTTTATCCATATTAAGCTCTTTATTAGGGGGTTATTTATCCGCAGATAATCGAAAAACATAGATAGAAAAAGTCGCAACCATAAACCCTGCGAAGAAATGTTCCATCTTGTGTTAAGTTAAGTAACAGAGATTATTTAGGAATAGGTCTCTGGTGGTGGTGGGGTTTGTGATGATTCAACCACACGTCCCAAATAAGGATCGAAATTCATAAGTTCATCGATTCCTTTTTGTGCTCCCATATTCATCCAGTAGTTAAGTTGTGCCTCATAATTTCCTTTATGAAACACCTCAATGTGTTCTGGGTGAATGGAGGATCCCAATTCTAGCTTATAAAGCAGAAGAGGTATGGAATAAGTATTACCTGAGTTGTAGAGAAGATCATCCGCTACTGGGCGCGGTCTCACTCCATTATCCAGTTTGTACTTATCCCCACGACAATGAAGACGAATCATCTTCTCTGCGTGGTGTCGAGTGATAAGATAACAAGCGGTGGAGAACTCATTCACAAACCTCTTATGAATTCGAATATGAACATCCCCAGTGGCAATCACTGCGACTTGAACCACATCCCAATCATAAGGAATCTTAGAGTAGAAATCTCTCCATGTGAAGTTCCAGAACCTCACAACATCTAGGTTACAATCATCTTCCATCATTATGGCATAAGGTTCACCACTATCATAAAATTGCTTGATTGCCTTAAGGTGTGAGGTAACACATCCAATCTCACCAGATGACATCATGTCTGGATAACGTCCCTTGAGAATGTCACTCAGGTCATCATCTCTGCCATCATAAGCAGAGACGCGAGTGTAATTCTCAATCTCCCAGTACTTAAACTGGTCTTCCATCCACTCCCATCTCTCTGGTTGATCGTCCAGGTTGATACAGTAGATGGGTCCAATTCCTTTCAGTTTGTGTGCTGACTTGTTCTTATCTCTGTCCATTAATCCACTCCATCACATCAATTTCAGGTTTCCATCCAATAACTTCATTCATTTTATCTATCTTTGCCAGAGTTGTTTCTGCTTCCCCTTTTCTTTCTGGCAGATGAGTATGATGACTTGAAATGGCATCAGCCAGTTCCTTGATGGAATAGTTCTTTCCACTTCCAACATTAAACACTTCACCTTCATGTCCCAGTAGTGGCATGATGGCTGATAGATAATTGGCTCTGGCAACGTCCTTAACATGAACAAAGTCTCTCCGTTGAGAACCATCCCCAACAATGGTTAGATCCTGTCCTTCCTTCTTCTGTCGTTGGAAGATACCGATGACTGGAGCATATTGTCCTTTCTTTGGAGACCTTTCTCCAAACACATTGAAGTACCTTAGAGACACTGTCTCCAAACCATAAAGGTCCCAGTACATTTTACAGAAGATCTCACCAGACAATTTAGATGCAGAGTAAGGGTTCAGGCAATCATTAGGCTGTTCTTCATGATTTGGCCAAGGGTTGCCACCATAACAGGATGAAGTGGAGGAATAAATCACTCTCTTCACACCCGCCTCTCTGGCACACTGAAGAACCACAGTGGTTCCCAGGCTGTTCTGTTTCACAGCATTGATGGGATTCTCAATGGCAGGTTGAAGACGGCTCTCTGCTGCCAGGTGAAACACATAGTCCACACCATCGAACAGAGGACGCATTCTTTCATAGTCTGTAATGTCTACTACCTTTGTAGTTCCCGACTCATTCCAATAAAACTTTTCATTATTGGCAGACATGTTATCAACAGCAACGACCATTGCGTTTTTATCAATCAGGTAATCAACCAGATTGGATCCAATAAAACCCGCAGCACCGGTTACAAGACACTTCATGTTCCAAGCTCTCCATATTGTTGATAGATTCTACCTTTCAATTTTGTGGTTGAGTACCCGTGGTTTCTTGGAACCCAAACAATGGGAACTCCAATCTCCTTGCCAGTGTAACTTCCATCTGAATAATCCTCTCCTAGAAATCTTATTTCATATTCACCACTGGCAAGATGATCAAGGAACTGATTTTCCTCTTTATAAACAAGGACCTCATCCACATCAGATAAAGCAAGAAGAATCTCAACTCTATCCTCAACCGATTGAACTGGTGACATCTTCCAACTCCTTTCAGATGTTGGGTTTTCATGAAGTGCCACCACTAAGTAATTACAATATTGCTTTGCATGGTTAAACATCCTAATATAACCAGGATGAATCAAATCAAAAGCACCAGCGACAATCCCTTTCTTCAGTGGTCTCAACTTCAACCAATCTGAAACATCCACTCCCTTATCATCAATAAAAAAATCAGCATTGGGTTTATGGAACATTGGTTCCAGATCATCATAAGGAACTTTCCACTTTTCCAGTTGTTGTTCAGTCCATTCTGTCCAATCAATTCCAGAAGATCTTCCTCTGGCAGTCTGAATAATAATGTAATGGCCTTCTTCGCGAAGCTTTTTGAGTTGGTTCACCACGATGGGAATGGGAACAGACTTTAAATAATCAGGTTTTCCATTCTCATTCAATGGGGTCTTACAGATGGTTCCATCCAAATCAAAACAATATCTCATATAACCCCATGAAGAAACACTTGATGAACACATTCTACCACACCATATGACTCACTGTCAATGTAGTAATTGAAGAGTGCTTTCTTTGATCTGGTTCTCAATCTGTTCTCAGAACTGAACCCAGTCAGAACACCATAGGAAATCTCATTATCATCACAGAACTTCTGACACGCAATGATGTTCTCAGATTCACCACTGGAACTAATGAGAACTACCAGGGTATCAGGTTCTGCATGATACTCAAGAAACTTTCTGTAGGCATTCTCATAACCATAATCATTTGCCATCATGGTAAGCATGGATGGATCTGAGAACAGGGAAACTTTCTTATTATGAAACTTCATGTAATCTTGAGAGATGTGAGAAGCCACAGCATTGCTTCCTCCATTACCCAGAACAATAATTCTCTTGTGATTATCAAATGCCCCTTTGAACTTCAGGAACTCCTCCTCCATATGAGCAGATTCCAATGCTCTTATGTAAGGTCTAAACGGATTTGCCATAAACTCCAGACGCTGTTACATCAATACTAACACAATCATAAGGAACATTCAAGGTTCCTTGTTTGGAGAAGGTGAGAAAGAAGCCTCCATTCCCTGCTCCACATAACTTATGAGAAAGAACTGTCTTATTCTGTGAGAGTTCTTTATCCATCTCTTGAATAACTGGGTTCTCTGTAATGGATGAACTTGTTTTCTTCTTCTGTTTCCAGGACTTATTCATCTCATTCATCACACCTCTGAAGTCACGCCCACTCAAAGCGTCATAAGCATGATCCACATTCTTTAGAAGTGGTTTCACCTTCTCCAGATTGCCACTCACCTTCTTCAGAATTGTCTTGGAGTTTCTTGTGATTCCAGTGAAAATTAAATGAGTGTCAAACTCATAAAATAATTCAGTGGAAAGAAACTCATAAGTGATCTTATTGATTCCATAAAAATCAATCTTCTTGAATCCACCCACACCACATCCAAATGGATCCTGATATCCACAGTAGGGGTTAAACTGCAACTCCAACCCATAAGCAAGGCGACAAATCTCCACATCAGTCATCGCCTTTCCTTTGAAGATTAGACATGCCTTGATGAGGCTAATCAGATAGGAAGAGGATGATGCCAATCCACTCCCTTGTGAAAACGCATCACTGGTGAGTGTGACATGAACTGGTGGCATGTCAAAATGTTGAAGAACAACTCTCACTACCTCATTGTCAATCTCATCTATAGAAGAAACTTCTTCACGGCGAGAATAGTTAATGATGTACTTGTGATTGTGATTTCTTCCAATCTTATCTTGACTAATGGTAACGTAGGTTCTAAGACTACATGTAAATGAGATTACAGATCCATGACCATAAGTTTCAACAAATAACGGATTATCAGTCGAACCACCAAATAATGAAACCCTCAACGGGCATGATGCAATAATCAATCTCCTTTCTCCACCCGGTGACTATCTTCATCATAATGACGAGTACTGAACTCTAACAACTCAGTGTTCAACAGGGCATACATCTGATGCCTCAGTCCTCTAGTGATGTGAAACTTATCACCCTCAGCCAACACAACTGTTGTTGCATCTGTGATGTCATCTGTTTCACCGTAAGTCAATTCAATGGCACCCTTATACACATAAAAAGTTTCATCTTTAATCTCGTGGTAATGCCATGAGCATCGATGTCCCTTTACAAAGTGAAGTATCTTACCACAATACTCATTAGAATTAACTACAATCGTCTCACCACCCCATCCCTTAGGGACCCAAACAACAGGATCAGACGCTCCCAAATTTGTCATATATCCTCCCAATCTTTTCAATGATTCCTGTGGAGGAATATCCGCCGATCCGATCAAAGAATCTAACTTCCTTCGCAAAAGATCTACCAACTCCCTCATGTTCCCTCCAGTCGCCTCCGTCTATAAGAATGTCTGGTTTGTAGAATTCTATAAGATTTTCCAGTCCCTCTTTTGTTCCAAATCCAACAACAACATCCACATATCTGATGGATTCCAAAAGAACTTTCCTGTCTTGCCAAGTATTTATTGGTCGCTCAACACCTTTGTCTTTCCTTACCTTCTCATCATAATCCAAACCAACCACTAATTGTCCTCCCATTGTGAGAGATTTTGATACTTTTAGTAGCTCTATGTGTCCTGGATGAACGAGATCGAACACACCTGACAAAAATACTAATTTAGACATAATTCATCTCCACATTATAACATATTAGTCCAAACAATTTTCGACATAATCTTCCACTGTGATGAAGTTGTAATTTGGGAAATGTGGCTTTGCTTTGGTGTAAATCTGATACTTATCTCTCAGATGTTCTGGAAACTTTACTACCCTTATCTTAGCATTATATTTGGATGATATCAAGTCTCCAACTGTCTGGAAAGAAATTGGTTTCCCTGTTCCCAAGTCCCAGACACCAGAGCCCTTATCGTTATTCAACACTAAGGATACCACATCACGAACACATACAAAATCTCTGTGGAAGTTCTCAGAACCCTCAAACAATGTAACTGTTCCTGTTCTTCTTACCTGATCCACAAAGGTGGAGATGGGAGATGCCTGTCCTTGTGTGACCTTGAACTCCTCACCTTCCCCATACACATTGAAGTACCTAAAGGATTGAATGAGAGGAAAGTTATTCTTGTTATCCTCAATCCACATATCCACCATAAGTTTAGACATGGCATAATGGTTAAGAGGATTTACCTCAGTCATGAGGTTCCCATAAACACTCGCAGAGGATGCAAACTTTACAGGAATTGAAAACTTCATTGCAGTCTCAAACAGACTGAGCGTGAAGTCAACATTATTATCAAAGAGTTTGCGAATGTTTCTCTCTGTT